GAACGATATGGAATGCCGTGCAAGGTGAACGTGCGCAGCAGGATGAATTCCTGCGAGGTCGAGTTTGAGGATGGCTTCAAGTGCGTAACGAGCCGGAACTTTATTCGCAAGCGCCCCAATACCGAGGTAACCCCATGACGCCGCCGTCATCGTCAATGTACTCCAGCTCCACCGGGTCTTTTACGATCTCGAACCACGTGCGTCCATGCCATACCAAGCGGCCACTATCCTTGCGCGGTTTGGGCTTACCCGGCGGCCCCTCAGTATCACGCGCGCCATCATCATCGTCCAGCGGCGCGTATTCGAGATCAGGCAGGGCAATGTCCTGCGGGTATTTGCGGGGAGGGCTCAGTTGATCAGCGCTTTGATTTTCTTCCATAGTACCACCTGCATCCCCAGGTTCAGCGAGGTCAGCGGCAAGAGTTCCGGGTCGCCCGCTTCAAACAGGGCGATGGTCTCGTCAAGCAATTCCTGCATCAATTCGGCATCGGCCTTCCTCATGGCGCGAATGAACCGCCTTACCGCTTCGATCTCCGCGGCCCAGCTCTCGGATTGCATGAACGCGGGTGAATTCATGCGGGGATTGTACCGCAAAACTAGAACGGGCGTGCTAAATATCAAAAATAAGGAAGTGTAACTTGATAGAACAAAAACCAATCAGACACCGCTGTAAAGACGGAAGAAATCTTTACCAGAATTTTTTGAGCGTAAACAATTGGGTTGTTTCCCATCTCTACTTCAACCATGTGCATTCGTGCCCAGCATGCAAACAGGCGCGGATTGACGAAATTAACGAAAAGGTGAAATCATGGAAACAGCAATCGTAGCAGGATCAATTTCAGAAATTGCCAAAACATCCGGAAAGCCACTATCCCTTGCTTTCATGGATGTTGAGATCGTAGTAGTTATTGATACATCTGGTTCAATGGCAACGGACGATTCGCGAGCCGGAAGAAGCCGATACGATGTAGCTTGCGATGAATTACGTCTCCTTCAGGGGCGAAATCCAGGAAAGATTCTGGTAATTTCTTTCTCCAATTCCGCGCAAGTTTGCTTATCGGGAATCCCGTATTTTGAGGGCGGTGGTACTGACATGGCTGAAGCATTGAGGTTTGCCAAGCAGTACGACACGCCAGGGATGCAGTTCATTGTAATCAGCGATGGTGAGCCATATTCGGAGCAGGATGCCCTCAGTATGGCGGGGCAGTATCAGAGCCCAATTTCAACTGTTTATGTAGGTCCTGAGTCAGATCGCCGCGGAAGGGAGTTTTTGCGCCGATTAGCCGCCGCGGCTGGAGGAAAAACAGTCACCGCCGACCGCGCAAAGGAGCTGGCTGCGTCCATTCAAACGCTATTGCTCAAAGGCTAACCCGCCCATACTGAGGACCCTAAATGACAGTAACCTACAATATCAAAACCTATGCGGATGCTCTGGTTCCCAAGCCAAAAGTGGGTTACCTGGTCGAAAAGATCCTGCCAGCCGGCTCATTGTCAATTTGGTACGGTTATCCAGGCAGCTTGAAATCCAACCTGGTTATGGACATGGCAATGGCAATTGCAACCGGCTCTCACTTTCTGCCGGCATTGCCAAATTCGCCCGGTAATTTTATTGGCTACAAAACGGTGCAATGCCCAGTGCTTTGGATTGATTTAGATAATGGCGAGGATGTAGTTGAGGAAAGAATCAGGGCTTTTGGCTCAGTATACGGCGCGGATCCAGGCACTCCCTTTTTTTACATGCCTTATCCATTCATTCAGGCAATCAGCCCGCGGTCGATGGATAATCTTTACCGGTTCATAGCCAGCTTGCCGATCGTCCCAAAGTTTATCATCCTGGACACCCTACTGAGAGCGGCCAAAGTAAAAGATGAAAACTCAAGCGAAATGGACACTGTTATGTTCAATATCCATAAGCTTGCGGAAGACCTCAAAGCCACTATGGCATTGATCAGCCACTCCAACAAGGTGAACACCGGCCGCGCTGGCAATGCTCTCCGTGGACACAGCTCCATCGAAGGCGGCGTTGATTTTGTCTTTCGGGTTGAGCGCAATGGCAATAAAGACTTGGTAGAGGTCAAAAACGAAAAGTCCCGTAGAAAGCCTGTTAATCCATTTGGTGCCAGGTGGACATATGACTCGGACCCGATTTCAGACGAACTCCAAAAAGCTCGTTTTTACTTTGAATCCGGGGTGAAGATCAGTAAACAACAGCAGACAATCAACACCCTTATGGGGCAAATTCGCAACCTGCTTGAAATTGAGGGCAAGCTAAATAAGAGTGAAATCTATAGCCGAATAAAAGGCAACCGGCCAACATTTGAAAAGGCTTTGGAACAAGCTGTAATAGACGGACACATTATTGAGCAACCTGGACTATTCAATAATTCCAAGGTTTATGAGGCGCCTTGATGAATCACTTTAACCGTTTATCCCACTTTACCCAAGAACGGTTTTGGTTAAGGGTAAAGCACTTTAACCGTTTACCCCACCCTTTTAAGGGGGGTAATACGGTTAAACCGGCATCCAACGGGGGAAACCATGAATTTAGCCTATGAGACGGCAAAGCACTGGGTGGGAGTCGGTTTACCCATTCTACCAGTGCAGTATTTTGGGAAAAAGGCATTGGTGAAATGGGAGCAGTTTCAAGATCGGCTGCCCTCTGATACTGAGCTCAAGGTCTGGTTTCCGACTTATATGCGTAACCTGGGCTTGATTGTTGGAAATGGGCTGTGTGTAATTGACTTTGATTACATGCCGGCATTTGAGTATTGGCTGCCGGGGTTTGTGGCTCAGTATGCCGGGGGTACTTATATGGTCAAGACGCGGCGCGGGATGCATGTATACCTCCATACTGAGGAACAAGCAAAAAACTACCATGGGCATTTGCTGGATATAAAGGCTGAGCGCGGGTATGTGCTGATTCCGCCGTCCATCCATCCAAGTGGATTTCAGTATGAAGTCTGGATGGACAACCCCATACTGAGGGTGAATCGATTGGAAGATGTCTTGCCTGCTGAATTCATGCCGGTGGCTGAAAGTGTGGGGGAAAGTACGTATCCTCAGTATGAGCGCTTTGATGATCCATGGGAAGAGGTTTGGGCGGCGGATGAAATAAGGTCCGTGCAGGAGATCCGCGCGCGGGTTTCAATTCTGGACTTGATCAAGGCTGAGCCTTCAGATCGCGCCGGCAGATGGTATGTGGCTAAATGCCCATTTCATGAGGATAGTAACCCGAGTTTTTGGATCGACCTCAAGCGCGGGATGTGTGGATGCAGGAAGTGCAATATCAAGGAAATGGATGTCGCGAATTTATACGCGCGGCTGAATAGGGTTTCTAATTCTCAAGCAATAAGGGAGCTGAGCAAATGGTGAATCGTACTCATTTAGTAATTTGGTCCAACCATAAATGCCGGGGTAATAATGTCACCCTTTTTGAAAGCGAAAAGGAAGCGCAGGATTTTGCCAATTTGGTGAAGGATGGTAAGGGCCGATTTTCGATAATTGTGTGCAAAATCATTCGAGAGGATGGCGGTGAGGTGAAAGTTGAAGCAGGAAGCTGAAGAAGTGGTTAGCCTGGATTGTTCCAGGTGTGGGAATGAGATTGGTAAGTACGTGAAGGTAGAAGGGCAAGAATTTCTCCAGGTGGGCGGCATACTGAGCCGTGAAGCGCATGGCGTTTGTATCCAGTGTGGGCGTGAGTTTCATTGGAGCGTTCCTGACAGGAAATTAGGGAAGCTTTTCATCGAAAGCAGAGGTAAAGGATGAAATATCTTGAATTGAACAACGGTTTTTTCGCTAAGGTCGATGACGATGATTTTGAAAAGTTTTCTACCTATTCTTGGACAGCGGTTAAAAGAAAAAGTGGGGGTTATAACATTACAAGACATTTTAGGGCGAAAGGTAAAAGTACCGTGGTTTTATTGCCCAGATTAATAATGAATTGTCCTGACGGATTAGTGGTTGATCATGTGAATCATGACACTTTAGACAATAGGAAGTGTAATTTAAGAATATGTTCTGTCGCAAATAATAATATGAACCAGCGAAAGATAATAAAAAGAACATCTAGGTATAAAGGAGTGAGTTTACGAAAAGAGAAACGTGGTTTAAAAAAGTGGAGAGCATGTATTAATTTAGACAAAAAAAGAATATCTCTGGGCGATTATTCGTCGGAAGAAGAGGCGGCTTTTGCTTACAACAAAGCAGCAAAACGGTATTTTGGAGAGTTCGCTTACTTAAATCACATCCACGCTTGACTTATAGTTAGGGAGTGGTGTATACTGAC